CTTGTTCAGAACGCCCTCGACCGCGAGCGCTTTCGCCAGCGTCGTGGCGGAGCCGATGGCGACGAAGCGCTCGAAGATCATCCGGACCGTCGCGGCCTCGGCCTCGTTGACCACGAGCTTGCGGTCGCGTACGTCGTAGCCCAGCGGGACGTGACCGCCCATCCACATGCCGCGCTTGCGGGATGCCGCGACCTTGTCGCGGATGCGCTCGCCGATCACCTCCCGCTCGAACTGCGCGAAGCTGAGGAGGATGTTCAGGGTCAGGCGGCCCATCGAGGTCGTGGTGTTGAACGACTGCGTGACCGAAACGAAGGTCACCTTATTGCGGTCGAAGATCTCGACCAGCTTGGCGAAATCCATCAGCGAGCGCGACAGGCGGTCGATCTTGTAGACGACGATGACGTCAATCAGCCCGGCCTCGACATCGGTCAGCAGCCGCTGCAGCGCCGGCCGCTCCAGCGTGCCGCCGGAATGGCCGCCATCGTCATAGCGTTCGCGGATGGCGGCAAAGCCCTCCGAGCGCTGGCTGGCGACATAGGCCTCGCAGGACTCGCGCTGGGCGTCGAGCGAGTTGAACTCCATGTCGAGCCCTTCCTCGCTCGACTTGCGGGTGTAGATGGCGCAGCGCAAGCGACGCTGAACGGGCGCGACGGCTTCCTGATGGTGGCTCATCGGTCGCCCTTCCTCGCTTCGCGGAGGCCGAAGAAGCGGTAGCCGTTCCAGTTGCTGCCGGTGATCGCCCGTGCTGTAGCCGACAGCGACTTGAAGCGGCGACCCTGCCAGTCAAAACCGTCCTGCATCACGGTGACGGTATGTTCGATCCCGCCCCACTCGCGGACTAGCCGCGTGCCGATGACCGGATTGCGCGGGTCGGCAATAATCGCCTTGCGATCGGATGTGCCGTCGATCTCGTCGGCCAGCAGGTCCAGCACCTTGCGGGTCTCGCGAGAAAGACCGCCCAGCGTCAGTTCCTGGATGCGCCAGGCCAGCCGCATCTCGAGGTAGCCGCGGCTGTTGTTCGGCGCTGGCGTGTTGAACAAGGCCTCCCATTCGGCTTTCAGTTCCCTGACCGACATGCGCTTCAGCGCCGCCAGCCTGGTCAGCATTGGCATGTCCGCCACGGCGGCGTCCTTGTGCTTTCGTTTCGTCATTGCCGGCATCGTCACTCTCCAACTCGGTTGCTCGGTTTGCGACGACCAACACGGCGTTTGAGGGCGAGAATGTCGAATGAACTTTCTCTGCCGGCAGCAGATAAATGACTGGACTGTTCGGACAGAACCCGCTTCAGCCCGATGGCGAGAATCTGGCCGAGTTCGCCAAGCCGCTCATCCGCCGACATGCGGTCGGGCGACAAGGGGTTGGGGGCGGAGGAAACGTCGTGCATGAGACCGTTCGCAATCAATCCTGATAAGCGAACGGTACGTGGAAATCATGAAAACACAAGCACAATCAATTATTTGTCAGGTTAGTACGCAATCATGAGTACTGGATGGCGCTCGTTCAGCGGCGGTTCAGATTGCCCGACCTACACTGCCCACATCTTATGGCTCGGGAGGAACACATGAAGCGCGTCGTACAAGTCACTGCCATGCTGGCAGCCCTCATTGCCACCGCCACTACGGCATCGGCCTACCGGATTGAGAAAGTGCAGGCATCCTCGCCGTCCCTTGGTAAGCATTATCTCTATTCCTGCATCTGCGACAACGGAAACCGCATCATCTCGTATTCAACAAGCCCCATCAACGGCAACGACTGCCTTACGGCCTGTTACCATGCCGGTTCCGGATATGGTGGGCCGCAGACGCCGCCCGTGAAGTCCCTCCCTGCCACCACGGCGCAACGTCGACAAGGTGCAGTAGGCCGATAACGTTACGCGGTGGCACGGCCTGCTCAGTGGTGCGTTGCCGGCCGCACGTCCCTGTCGGTGTCCAGGCGCAGCGCCGTGCGCCACAGTGACGTCTTGGTGAACAGGCCATCATCGAATCGTCGCGCGCCCTCAACGCGATCCTCTCGCAACAGCCCCGTCCAGCATAGCGGACGCAGAACCTGAACATAGAGGTTGCTGAGGATCATATCGAAGCGTTCTGACTCGCCCTTTGGCCCATAGAGCGTGTGGCGCAGTTCCGTTGCGGTCGCGCCATTCTCGACCTCGACATTCAGCACATTGAGGAAGATGTCCCAATTGCCCGGCAATCGTTCCGGCCGCCGTGCAAATTGCAGGTGGTCCACTTCGAAGAGATAGAACGGCGTGATGATGCCGAACAGCCGGCCAGGATGACCAACCAGGGACTGGCCCGCCTTGGTCAGCGTGAACTGGCCCTTGGAGTGACGCCCGATCTTCAGGGCAATCATCAGGTCGTGCAGGTCCATCAGCGGACCGAAGTCGATCTCGTTCAGCACCTTGTTGATGGCGAAGAGGTCGGCCTCCAGATAGCCCGGCCATTCGAACTCGGCGGCCGCCCAGTGGACGAAGCTGCGTTTGAAGGCTTTTGATGGCGTCAGCGGGATCGCTCCGTGCTCGTAGATATAGGCGAAGGTCTTTTCCATTGCCCGCACCATTGGCGAGTGCACGAGCGCCGGATCGTCATCGACCACTTCCTCGAACACGATCAAGATCAGATCTCCCGGCCGAACCAGCGGATCCGACCGATGATCCTGATCTCATCGGCGGTGCGCTCATAGGGGCTGTAGAAGGTGTTGTCGGAGATGATGCGCACCTGAGGCGGCTCCGAATTCGGGATGTGCTCCAGCCGCTTGGCGACGAGCCCCATGCCGTCGAACAGCACGAAGATGCCCGGCGGGGTCGGCATGCAGCGGGCAAGGTCGACCAGCACGACGTCCCCGTCGTGCAAGGTCGGCATCATGCTGTCGCCCTCGACATGCATGATGCGCAGGTTTGCCGGATTGGCGCGCAGGCGATGCGTGATCCACGAGCTCCGGAAATGGTAGGGTTCGCCGTTCTCCACTTCGTCCGCGACGAGCTTGCCGCCGCCCATCGAGGCCGTGACCTGGACCGACGGGATTGCCACGAAGGCATCCGCCTCGTCTTCCATGACCGGCTCATCGCCGTCGACCACGCCCTTGCCATGCAGCAGCCAATTGCGATCGACCTTGATGATCGCAGCAACCTTGTCGAGCTTCTCGAGGTTCGGCCGCTCCGAACGCCCGCGCATGATGTCATAGACGAAGGACCGGTTGACGCGCGCCTGTTCGGCCACCTCGCGCGCGTTCAGCCCCATCTGTTCGGCTCGGGCTCTCAGTCGTTCGGCAAGCGTGATGGTCATGGATCCGGTCCGTAATGTGGATTTTGTGGATTAAAATGGATTGATTCATCCGCGTCAAGCAAATAGAACATAACAAGAACGATATTTTGGGCAGGGGCGCGCAGAATGGCGACCATAGAGAAGGACTATTTCGCGCTGGAGGAACTGGAAGAGCGCTGGGAGGTGCCGCAGCGGGACCTGGTCTATCTGGCTGAGAATGGCCTGCTGAAGGTGTCGGTTCGTCTCTATGGCGTCCACCTCGAGCAAGGCAGCTACGAGGAGGTCGACGAGGGCCAGTGGTGCAGCATCCCCCACAGCCAGGCTCCCTTTCACGGGCTCCAGGACCTGCGCACCCATGACGCCTACCGGCTGTTTCACGAGGGCGCGCTGCTCATCGATCGCTTCGATGCGCCAAGGGATCGGTACTGCGTCGTGCTGCGACCCGAGGACGGGCTCCTGATCCGGAAGGAAGAGCTGGTCGTCCGCCGCGAAGAGCGCGACCGCGCCGAAGCCAAGCACGGGCTGGGCGGCGCGCGGCGAACATCCGAGATCATCTTCGAGCATCGGCATGGTTTCAGCGAGATCACTCTCGGCGAACAGACCTTCATGCTCGGGCAGATCCAGGCGCGGGTCGTGCGCATTCTCCATGATGCTGCCATGCGCGGGTTCCCCTGGCAGCATGGCAAGGCAGTGCTGGCCGAAGCCGGCTCTTCCTGCACGCGTCTGTCGGACCTGTTCAAGACACAGCCGGAATGGCGCAAGCTGATCCAGTCCGATCAGCGCGGCCGCTATCGGCTCAATATCCGTTTCTCCTGACCCCCCTCCCGCAAGCCCGGGCTCGTCGGGCGTTTTCATTTCTGCATGCCGGCAACATCCCCTCCCGTCCCCTTCTCATCCCCCTCTCGATCCCCCTTTGCGCGTAGCAGACGGTGATTCCGATCCCCTGACGATCCACTTCCGATCCCGACGACACCAATCTCATCCTACGCCATCCTCTCCGCAGGTTTTCGTCAGACCCCAAGGAGAACGAGATGGCTACCAGACACCTCTCCCAGATCGAGCTCGCCGCTCGCTGGAACATTTCGCACCGCACGCTCGAACGCTGGCGCTGGACGGGTGAAGGCCCGCAATACGTCAAGCTCGGCGGCCGCGTCGTCTACCGGCTCGAGGATGTCGAAGCCTACGAGGCCGAGCAGATCCGCCAGAGCACTGCCAGCTACCGCCACCGGGCTTCGGCGTGAGGGTGCGGCGATGACGATCCCCAACCACATCACCCTCGATGATCTGCGCAGGATGCAGATCGGAGAGATCGTCGCCCTGCCGGCCGAACAGCTCGCCCTCCTGCAGGAGGCGACCGACGCGAACGTCCGCAGCGCGAAGGCAATCAGCGACTGGCTCGAAGGCGCCATCGCGCTCAAATACACCGACCGTGCCGTGATGGCGCGCATGGAGGCGAGCAAGGACACCGGAACCGTTCGCTTCGACGACGGCGCGGTTACCGTGATCGCCGACCTACCGAAGCGCGTCGATTGGGATCAGGCACAGCTTGCCGATCTGGTCGAGCGCATCAGCGCCGCCGGTGACGACCCCACCGAATATGTCGATGTCAGCTTCAAGGTGCCCGAGCGCAAATACGCCGCCTGGCCCGAGTCGATCCGACAGTCCTTCGCGCCCGCCCGCACCGTCAGGACCGGGGCGCTCAAGGTAAAGCTCGAGCTCAACGGAGGCGGGCAATGAACGGCGCGCTTCCCATCATCTTGGCCGACCAGCGTCTCGCGGCACCCCGCAGCATCAAGGGCTGCATCTTCGGCAAGTCCGGCATCGGCAAGACCTCGCTGCTATGGACGCTCGATCCCGCCACCACGCTTTTCATGGATCTGGAAGCCGGCGATCTCGCCATCGAGGGATGGGCCGGTGACACGATCCGCCCCAGGACCTGGGACGAATGCCGCGACTTCGCGGTGTTCATCGGTGGCGCCAACCCGGCACTACGCGACGACCAGCCCTACAGCCAGGCCCATCACGATGCGGTTGTCGCCCGGCTCGGGGATCCGGGTCAGCTCGATCGCTACCGAACGGTCTTCATCGACTCCATCACGGTTGCCGGTCGGCTCTGCTTCCAGTGGGCCAAGGGCCAGCCGGAAGCGTTCTCCGACAAGACCGGCAAGCCCGATATTCGCGGCGCCTACGGCCTGCATGGCCGCGAGATGATCGCCTGGCTGACGCATCTGCAGCACACGCGCTCAAAGAACATCTGGTTTGTCGGCATTCTCGACGAGAAGCTCGACGACTTCAATCGCAAGGTCTTCGTTCCGCAGATCGAGGGCGCCAAGACCGGCCTCGAACTGCCCGGCATCGTCGATGAAGTCATCAGCATGGTCGAACTAAAGGACGATGAAGGTAAGCCCTACCGCGCCTTCATCTGCCAGACGCTCAACCCGTTCGGCTTTCCGGCCAAAGACCGCTCGGGCCGCCTCGACATGATCGAGCCGCCCGATCTCGGCCAGCTGATGGACAAGATCCGCAATGCCGCGCGCCAGGCTTTTGCTGCGCCGGCTGCAGCCGCCTCTACCCAATCCTCCTCCAATGCAGCTCAAGAACAAGGAGCCTGACTATGTCGGCATGGAACGATTTCAACGACGCACAGACCAATACCAACCTGATCCCCAAGGGCACGCTCGCCAAGGTGCGGCTGACCATCCGCCCCGGCGGCTTCGATGATCCCTCGCAGGGCTGGACCGGCGGCTACGCCACGCGCGGCTCGACCGGCGCGGTCTATCTCAACGGCGAGTTCACGGTGCTCGAAGGTCCCTATGCCCGCCGCAAGATCTTCACCCTGATCGGCCTTTACAGCCCCAAGGGCCCGGAATGGGCCAATATGGGACGCGGCCTCATCCGCGGCATGCTGAATTCGGCGCGCGGTCTTTCCGACAAGGACCAGAGCGAGGCAGCCCAGACAGCGCGTCGCATCTCCGGCTTTGCCGATCTCGACGGACTGGAGTTCGTCGCCCGCATCGATATAGGCACCGACACCAACGGTGACGACAAGAACGAGATCCGCTCCGCCGTTACCGCCAGCCACAAGGACTATGCCGCGATCATGGGGATGGTCGCGGCAATGCCGCAGCCCGGAGCCGCACAGGGCAATGCCTATGCCGCCGCCAAACAGCACGGCGCAGCGCCGTCTGGCCGCCCCTCCTGGGCACAGTAGAGCGAGGATCCGGCCATGATGCTTCGTCCTCGCCAGAAGCAATTCGTCGAGCGCAGCGTCCGCGCGCTCGACACCCACGCCAACACGTTGGGTGTGGCACCCACCGGCGCTGGCAAGACCATCATGTTGTCGGCCGTTGCCGGCCGGATGATCGGCGATACCGATGCGAAGGCGGCTGTGCTCGCCCATCGCGATGAACTGACCACGCAGAATCGGGAGAAGTTCACCCGGGTCAACCCCGACATCACCACCTCGATCGTCGATGCCGGCCAAAAGTCCTGGGGCGGCCGGGTCACCTTCGCCATGGTGCCGACGCTGTCGCGCAGCACCAACCTCGCCAGCATGCCGGCGCTCGACCTGCTGGTCATCGATGAGGCACACCACGCCACCGCCGACAGCTACCGCCGCATCATCGATGAGGCGCTGAAGCGCAATCCGTCCTGCCGCATCTTCGGCGTCACCGCCACGCCCAATCGCGGCGATCGCAAGGGCCTGCGCGAGGTGTTCTCCAATGTCGCCGACCAGATCCGCATTGGCGAACTGATCCGCTCCGGCCACCTGGTGCCACCCCGCACCTTCGTCATCGATGTCGGCGTCAGGGACGACCTGGCCAAGGTCCGCAAGACCGCAAGCGACTTCGACATGAGCGAGGTTGAGCGCATCATGAACCGCGCGCCGGTCATGGATGCCATCATCCGACATTGGAAGGAGAAGGCCGCCGGGCGGCAGACCGTGGTGTTCTGTTCGACGGTCGACCATGCCCGCAGCGCCACCGATGCCTTCAACGAGGCCGGTGTCGCAGCCGTTCTCGTCCATGGCGAGATGGCTGATGGCGAGCGCCAGGCGGCGCTTGCCGCCTATGCTGCCGGCGACGTCCAGGTCGTCGTCAATGTCGCCGTGCTGACCGAAGGCTGGGACCACCCGCCGACCTCCTGCGTCGTGCTGTTGCGCCCGTCCTCATACAAGTCGACCATGATCCAGATGGTCGGTCGGGGTTTGAGAACCGTCGATCCCAACGAACATCCGGGCGTCGTCAAGACCGACTGCGTTGTGCTCGATTTCGGCACCGCCAGCCTGATGCACGGCTCGCTCGAGCAGGAGGTCGATCTCGTCGGCCACGAGGCGTCGGGCGATGCGCCGACCAGGTGCTGCCCGCAATGTGAGGCCGAGATATCCCTCGGCTGCCAGGAATGCCCGCTCTGCGGCTACGTCTTCGAGGGCGTCGATGATAGCGACGGCGACATTCCGCTCAGCGATTTCGTGATGTCGGAGATCGACCTGTTGAAGCGGTCGAGCTTCCGCTGGTGCGACCTGTTCGGCGACGATGCAGCACTTATGGCCAACGGGTTTTCCGCCTGGGCCGGGGTCTTCTTCCTGAATGGCCGCTGGTATGGCGTGGGTGCGGCCAAAGGGATCAGGCCGCGCCTGCTGTCGATCGGCGAGCGCATGGTGTGCCTTGCCGCCGGCGACGACTGGCTGAACGAGCACGAATCCGACGAGAGCGCCCACAAGAGCCAGCGCTGGTTGAACCAGCCGCCGACGGACAAGCAGCTCGCCTGGCTTCCGACAGACTACCGGCATGATTTCGGGCTGACCCGCTATCAGGCTTCGGCGCTGCTCTCCTTCCAGTTCAACCGCAATGCCATCCGCAGCCTGGTCTTCGGCGCGGACGGACAGGACCTGGCGAGGGCGGCATGATGATCGACCCGACCGAAGCCGAACAGGCAGCGATCCGCAGCGCCATGAAGCCGGTCGCCGAGATCATGGAGGAGATCGGCTGGCAGACCCGGCTTGCCGATCTTTCCGAACAGCAGGTGCTGACCCTGATCGAGGTGACCGCCACCGGTTTCCAGGACGCGCTTCGTGAACACGCCGCCGCCAATCCCACCCTCGTTCCGGAGGTGCCGTTCTGATGAAACTCTGCACAAAATGTGGCGTCGAAAAGGACCTCGGCGAATTTGGTCGTCGGAAGCTGAGCGCGGACGGTCGACAGAGCTGGTGTCGAGATTGCCGGCGTGAGTACCAACGAATCTACGCTCAGAACTGCAGGGATCCGAAGCGACATCGCGAAGCACAACGGCGATACCGCACGCGGCATGCCGAAAAGCACCGTGCCCACTGCATTGTCAGGAAAGCGATTCTGAGCTGCCGGATCATCGTGCCCGTCTGGTGCCAGCGCTGCGGCTGTGTGATCGAACTCGAAGCTCACCACCACGACAATTCGCAGCCACTCGCTGTCGAATGGCTGTGCTCGATCTGCCACGGGCGCGCGCACCGTCGCTACGAGGGAGGCGATCATGCTGGACTATAATCGCCGCCTGGGCTTCGCCGACCACATCAACACAGCCATCGATGCAGCACTTGTCGCCGAGAACGAGGCCACGCCGCCGCGCGATTACCTTGGCGGCTCTCGTCTCGGTGTTGCCTGCGAGCGCGCCCTGCAGTTCGAGTTTACGGCGACGCCCAAGGACGACGGCGCCGGCTTTACCGGCCAGACGCTGCGCATCTTCGCCATCGGTCACCAGCTCGAGGATCTGGCTATCCAGTGGCTGCGCGCCGCCGGCTTCGATCTCTATACGCGCAAGGGCAACCGACCCGACGGCGAACAGTTCGGCTTTTCTGTCGCAGGCGGACGCATTCGCGGTCATGTCGACGGGATCATCGCCGCTGGCCCCGAGGGTTTTGGTCTCGCCGTTCCCGCGCTGTGGGAATGCAAGACCATGAACGCGAAGAACTGGCGCGCCTGTGTCAAGGATGGCGTGACGAAGTCCAAACCCGTCTACGCCGCTCAGATCGCCCTCTACCAGGCCTATATGGAAGCCTCGGTGCCCGGCATTGCCGTCGCTCCGGCGCTGTTTACCGCCATCAACAAGGACACCGCCGAACTCCACCACGAGCTTGTGCCGTTCGATGCCGATCTCGCGCAGCGCATGTCCGATCGCGGCGTGCGCATCCTGCAGGCGACGGACGCCGGCGAGCTGCTGCCGCGCATCGCCACCAGTTCTGACTTCTTCGAATGCCGCTTCTGCCCATGGGCCAAGCGCTGCTGGGAGCAACCCGTATGAGCGACGAGCATGACGACGACATGACCGGCTCCCCGAAGCCGCCCGTCAGCGGCGAGATTGTCCATTTCAATCCATGGCGCGACTTCAACGACGCGCCCTGCCAGATTGACGTGTTCGGCGACGAGCCAGACCCCGAGCAGATCGCGCAGTTCATGGAGGTGGTGTTCGGCTACTGCGAAGGCCTGATCCCGGTCCGCAGCTTCATCGACAAGGGTCAGGGATTCGATGGCCGCCCGCACAACATCTGGATCGACGCCGACAACACCGTGGCCGAGAAGATGGCGACCTTCGCCAGCTGGGCCGGCCGCGAAGGCGCCGCCGTCTATGTGATCCCCGGTACCGTTGCCGCCAAGGGCCAGGCCAAGGCCGCCGACATCCTGCAGATGCAGACCGTGGTCGTCGATATCGACACCGGTGACATCGCCGCCAAGCGCGCCCATCTCGAGCGCCATCTCGGGTCCCCCACCATGGTGGTGGAAAGCGGCGGCGTGACACCGGATGGACAGCGCAAGGCCCATGTCTGGTGGAAGCTGACCGAGCCGGCCGAAGGCCACGATATCACCCGCATCTGCCGTTTGCGTGGTGACATTGCCGCCAAGGTCGGCGGCGACACACATTTCCGATCGCCGCATCAGCCGATCCGGGTGGCCGGCTCGGTCTATTACAAGAACAGCCTCAAGACGCAGGTGCGCATCGTCGAGCTCAATGCCGATCTCGAGCGCGATCTCGAGGAATTCATCGAGGCCGTCGCCGACATGCCGCCGGCGCCCGGCATCTCGCTCCAGCCTGACTTTTCCGTAACTGACAAGCCGGCCGTCGCCGATGTGCTGGTGACCCCGGTGCGCGAGGGCGCGCAGGATGACTGGTCGCGCTTCGAGGGCGCCTCGGCCGCCATCGGCCACTACATCCGCATGGTGCACGACGGCCGGCTGTCGAAGGGCGAAGGCTGGCAGGCAATCTGTGAATACAACGCCGCCATGTTGCGGCCTGCCTGGCCGGTGGAGCGGCTGAAGCGCGAGTCGGAGCGGCTCTGGTCCATCCATGTCGAAAAGCACGGTCCCCCGCTGGTCCGCCTCGACAGCGCGGCACCCGCGCCGAACGAGCTTCCCACCTTCACGCTCGGCGCGCTGCTTGACGACACCACCCCAATGCCGGCCGACATCATCGCGCCGCGCGTGCTGACGCCGGGTGGCCTTCTGGTGCTCGGCGGCGCACCAAAGGTCGGCAAGAGCGATCTGTTGATCACCTGGCTCGTGCACATGGCCGCGGGCGTGCCCTTTCTTGGCTTCACGCCGCCGCGGCCGCTGCGGATCTTCTACCTGCAGGCGGAGATCCAGTATCACTACCTGCGTGAGCGCATGCAGCAGATCGGTCTGCCGCCCGATCTGCTTGCCGCCGCCCGCGACAATCTCGTTGCCACCCCGAAGCTGCAGATGCTGCTCGATGCCGAGGGCAGTGTCCGCGTCGCCGCGGCGATCCGGCGCTCCTTTCTGGCCGAGCCTGTCGACATCATCTGCATCGACCCGATCCGCAACCTGTTCGACGGTGGCCCGGATGGTGGCGGCGAGAACGACAACGCCGCCATGATGTTCTTCCTGAAGGACCGGGTCGAGACCCTGCGCGACCACATCGATCCCGACTGCGGCGTCATCCTCGTCCACCACACCAGGAAGCTGTCGAAGCAGCAGCTCAAGGACGATCCATTCCTTGCGCTCTCCGGCGCCAGCGCGTTACGCGGCTTCTACACTACCGGCCTCATCCTGCATCGGCCGGACGAGGACTCGTCCCAGCGCCGGTTGGAGATCGAACTGCGCAATGGCCCGGCGCTGCCAGCCAAGCTGGTCGACAAGGTGAATGGTCGCTGGGTCGAGCTCAACCCGATGAACGAACGGCTGGTCCGCGCCGAGGTTGGCGCCAGATACGACGCCGAGCGCGTGCGCAAGAAGGACGTCATTATCGACATCCTGCTCGAGGAAGCGGCTGACGGACGGCTCTATACCATCAACCAGTTTGCCGAAGCGTTCGAGAATATTGCTGGGCTCGGAGGTAAGGACGTGATCCGCGAGCGGATCAGCGTTCAGGCCACCAAGGGTTTCATCAAATTCGTCCGTGATGGCGCACCGTTCGGGCTGCCCACCTCAAGGTCGAAATTTGGCTATCTCTGCGTCGAGGGCATGAGGTTTCCGACCGGCGAAGCCGACGCCGATGCCGAGACGGGTGAGATCGTGCCTGTTCTCAATCCTGTGCTGCCGACCATCTACAAATGTCCGCAAAGCGGCGCGGCGCTCCCGGTCGAGAACCCGACCGTATGGGTCTATCCGGAGGGTGTCGAATGATCATCTGGCACCGCGTCCCGTATTGCGCAGCATTGCGCAGCTTCAAGTTGGGGGAGTTGGGAAGTTTTCTCCCAACTACCTGCGCTGCATTCCTGCCGATTTCGCAGGCTCGCGCGCCAGCAAGTTGGGAAGGCCTTTCCCAACTACCTTTGATCTTCCGCGCACCATCACGCTGTGACACGCAGCTTCAAGTTGGGAACGGCTTGAACGTTTCTGGCCTCCACAACTTGATTTTATCAAGCAATCACAAAGACTTGCCTGCCTTTTCAAGTTGTGGGGGTGAAACCCACCCTTACAGGGTGGGGAGGAGGACGCCCAGCGTAGCCGCTGGCGTCTCCTCCTCCCTCTGCCCGGTTCGGGAAGGTCCGGCGTGTCTTCCGTCCGTCAGCAGTAAGAGGTGAACCATGAATCAGCGACATGTCGTGCATGCACTCAACTTTTCCAATCCTCCACAAGTAGGCACGGTGCTGCTGCGCGAAGGACAGCGATACGAACTGCTCGAAATCCGACCCTACGTCCGACGCGATGGAAAACAGACCTGGCTGCTCGTCTGGCAGTCCCACTGTGCAGATTGCGATCGCGCGTTCGAGGTCATCACCGGCATCAAGACCTCCGTCGGCAACCTCAACCGTCGTTGTTCAATCCATCATAGTCCAGGGCGAGCCGTCTCGGCCGCCGGTGTTGCACGCCGCAATCGCTTTCTACGCCGCAAGGCATCTCGCAAGCCGTGAGCGCAAAGATCCCGACCAGACGACGGTGGCCCGTACCGCCAAGCACATGACCGCCGTCGTCCTCCACCACAGCAGCCAACCCGAGAAGGAGACCACCCATGGCTGAACCGACTCAGCGCATTGAGAACAGCAGCGCAATCCCCACATTGCACGTCGCGATGACGCACCGCCCCGTGCTTGCCCTCGACCTCGGCACCACCACCGGCTGGGCATTGCGCGATGCCGATGGCCTGATCACCAGCGGCACCGTCTCGCTGCGCCCGGGCCGCTTCGATGGCGGCGGCATGCGCTATCTGCGCTTCGCCAACTGGCTGGCCGAGATCGACCGGCTCACCGGTCCCATGGCCGCGATCTGGTTCGAGGAGGTGCGCCGCCATGCCGGCACCGACGCTGCCCATGTCTATGGCGGGCTGATGGCGACGCTGACCGCTTGGGCCGAGCAGCATGGCGTGCCTT